ATAAGTTTAAATTATTTAATAAAATATTAATCAACAATAAATTATTATAAATTTAATATTTTGTAAATATATAATATGATTATAACAAGAGATACTATTACATTTGGAATTCAAATTTATCCAACCAAAGGATCTGAAACATTAAACGATTCCACACTATATAAGGAAATGGATATGAGAAACTATTTAGATTACAATGTTAAAAATTATAAACTAACTTGTTTGTCTCAACCTAATCATTTAAACGAAACTAGTTCAAGAGAACATGTTTGTTTATTAGCAGATATGAACCAGTTGGGATTAAAAAACCAAACTATTAATAGTGGAAAATTTAATAATTATACGCCAATTAGTGGAACTGACATTACATTTTCAAATGAATCTGAAGGCACTACAAAACATAGAAATAAAAAATTTCCTGAACTAATAATAAGTAATTGGAACTCAAAAATATTACATTTTAGAATTGTAGATGTTACATTTAATAATCCAATAGATAGTCTTATAAAAGGCTATTATCTTGCTTATGGCGCTGGTGATAATGTAGGTAAAGCTGTTCTTGGAAGATATTATACTCTTGCTGAATTAAGAATAATTTATAGAAGTGGTTTCACATATTTTTTTCAATTAGAACCCTATGACATAGAAAAAAAAAGCATAATAGAAAGACCATTAACAAAAACATTATGTATGGTGATTTCATCTCGTGATAGAGATATTAACCAATATCAATATGGTAATGAATTTAGTATGGTTTTAAAACCTATTAATGGGGGTTATAAATATTATAAAGCTCTCATAACTTCATTCACTACTCGTTTTCATACATCGCAAGTCACAAGCAACATCAATCATCCTAAATATGATTTGTTTTCTTTTGGATTAAATAAAGCAAATTTTGGTTATGGAGGGTTTTATAATTATTTTGATGATATGTATAATGATACTGCTACATATATGGGTAGCTTTTTTTCAACTGGTGCTGGTTGGGTTAATAATACAACAATTCATAATCAAGTAACAGGTTTTAATACTAATATTTTAACAATTGAAGATAATTTGGGGCAGGTTAGTTTTAAAACTTTTGTTCCTAATGGTTTGATTGTAAACACAGAAAGAAAGTTTTTTAACGGCGTATGGTATGAGACTGGTGTTGTTAATCCTAATCCTTTTACTGGTTTTGCTTTGGAGGATGGTTTTGAGTGGGTTATGGTTTTAAATTTATATGGATTTAATTAAAAAAAAATATATCTTATTATTATAAATGTCTGAATCATTCACTTATATTTTACATTCAGGAGACGCAAAAAAAGATGGAGCAAATTATTATTTTGATTTTGGAAATTTAAGCACGAGTAGCGATAAATTTTTGATTGAAGTTATGAGCGCTACAATTAATCAAAATGTTAATACAAATTTGGGGTTTTTGATGTTAATTGCTGATGATTTAGCAGATACTGGTGTTTATACTCAAAATAAATTAAGTTCCAACCAATGCTTAATGACTGCTTTTAATGTTACAATTGGAAGTTATGAGGGCAATAATGATGTGTTTTTTACATCAAAAAATTTAAGAATGATAAGAAATGTAAAAATGACATTAAAAAGACCTGATTTTACAGATGCTGTGGTTGGAACTGATATTGATGTTGGAGGCAATACTATTTTTTGTTTAATGTTGAAATTTACTCCATTGAAAGATGATTTAATAAGAGGGGGTAGTGGTTTATCATTAATTAGATAATTATAGCATTATACATATTATTAAAAAAAATATTTATAATGAATTAAAAAAATGGTTGGTGGATATTCGCAATCACTTAAAATTGAACAGACGCTTGTCCGTTTTCAATAGTAATGAGTTGGTCGTAAGAAGCAAAGCAATCAATACGGACATCTTGTCCTGTATTTGCTGAATAGGTTGGTTGGTAAAATATGTCATCAGTAGAGGTATTGAGACCTTGATAAACGCCATTCATGGAAGCAGATGAATAAGATTCGGTTTCAAGTCCAACAACAAAAGCACCGCTTGAATTATTAGCACCAGCACCTACAGATGAATTTGCGGTTAGTTGAGCGTAAGTATAGTTATGGGGAGATACTCGGTTTCCAACACTACCGAGTGCTCGTTCAGTTTCTGCTAAAAATTGAGGCAAAGTGTTTGGTTTAGTTGAAGGGATTACCTTGCTTCCAATGCGAACAGAATACTCCTTAAGGTTGAATTTAGGCATATCATCACTTGGTTGATCTTGGTCTCCAGCAAATTTCTCTCGTGTAACAAAATAAAGAGCTTTCAAAGAATTAAATTTAGCAGGAACAGGCATTGACACTTGTTTTTCAGAATTTGGTAAATTTGTGTTAAATACATAGTTGCTATAAGATTGACAAACCCATTCAAGGGGTCTTCCATTGAGAGATTGAGCTATAACCGCCATACCAGCATCACTCACTTCTACAAAATTAGCAATCAATTTGACATCATTAAAGGTCTTACCTACTGCTACAGCAGTTGACACACTTTGGTCGGCACTCAAAAACATATCTATAGAAGACACGAATTGAAGCTCAAGACGCAAAGGAGCACTTGTTAAAGCAAAGCATGGAACATAATTATCTGTCATAGATAATATGGAAATTAAAGGAATACCAAACTCAAATTCATGGTCAGCACCAGTAGTAATAACTCCTAAATTTCTTCCGTGTCCTTGTCCAGCACCAGCAAGAACAGAATGCTTACCATTTACATCTTCTACTGACAATTGGTATGTAGTTAAAATAGATGCTAAAACACCATAATTATCAATATCGCACAAAAGATTTGAACCATGAAACAATCTTAATCTTTGAATAGCACCAGCAATACCACATCGGTTAAGATTACAATATGTGGTATTAACACCAGCACGAAGTCTTAATTTAACAGATAAAATAGTATCAGCACCGCTTAAAAATTGGTTATTCATTGTGGGAATGTTAATTATGGCGGTTTGACCTACTCCGTATTCACTTGTGTTTTGTGCGTCTATTACGCTTGTGAAATTTCTCGCATAAGCACTTGAAATTTTGTTGTTATACATCAACTTTGAAGGAAGCATGTTATTATATATTAGAAAAATATAATAAAATAAAATAAAACTAATTTATTTCTAAATTAAAATTTATTCATCATTTTCATCGGCAAATTGCTTAAGTTTTTCTTGAGCAGATTTTACTAAACCTCGCTCACTAACTTTTTCCAAATTACGCCCTGTTTTTTTAGCGACTTTTCCACCGATTCTAACAGCTTTTGCTAAATCTCTAGCAATAGTAGCACCCCCTTCTAAAGGAGTTCCAACGATTTCTGGTTCAATAGCAGTTAAAGCTCGTTCAACTCGTCCGCTAACATTAGCAACTTGACGCCCTCCTACTTGAAGTGCTTTACCAGTTTTAAGACCAAGTCTTTCCGCTTGTTTAATTTTCTGTCCTAGCGGTTTAACAACTTTCCGTTTTAGACCTAAATACGCCATTTAGTTATATATTAGTTTTATATATTATTTTTTTGTTTTTTTACAATTGTTATTTCTAATGTCATACTCCAGTTTACATCATTAAACTCAATTACATCTCCATCTTGGTCTATTAATTTGATATGTAAATTATTTATGTTGTTTAAGTGATGTATTCTGTGTTTTGATGTTGTATTTTCATAATGAATAATATTATTCGGGTTTCCTACAACTGGAATACTTGCTAAAATACTAGCGTTATTTGGTGTTGATGCGTTGATATTACTTAATATGAAATTATCACTTGCTACATAAATGGTTCTTATTACAAATAAATTAACACTTATATTGCTTGTTAAAATATGTGCTCCTCCTATTAAAGTGCTTGTATAATCTGCTCCTTCTTTAAAACCGATTATTTCATAACAAGTTGAAGTGTTATGTATTGTGTATTGATGATGAACTGATGTAAATGTTATTTTGTTTGTTTTTGGATTATATGATGTTGAGATTAAATGAGAACCTCCATGTTGTTCTGCTTCATTTATTAAATCGCTTATTTGTGTTCTTAATGTGTTTATATTATAATTTCCACTTGGAATAATTAAATTATGTAATGTGCCTCCATAGGTTATATCTAGTTTGTTATTAGTTGAATTAACACTATACCACGAAAAAGGAATTACAGCGTTTCTAACTGAAATATATGCTTCTTCTGTGTCTGTATTTATTTCAATATTTGGTAAATAAAAATAACAATTACCTACTTCATTCAATACTCTTTGATTAGCAGTCTTGCTATTCAAATATATTTCTAAATTCTCATTCATGTTATAATAATATTATATTTTATTCTGTATATAGTTTATCTATATTTGTAATATTTTTCTCTTCTACAACTTCATTTATCTCTAAAAAATCACTTCTTTTTTGTTTTTGCTCTTCCCATTGCTCTCCAAGTGTCTTCATTGGTAATTCTGCTATTTTTTCACAAAGACCAAATAAAAAAGGGTCTGTAATTCCATTTTTTTCAGCTATCCATTCCGCTCCTAGTGCTTGATACATGAAATGCTGTGGAAAAAGCCTTAAATCCATTATCTCTCCTTCACATTCAAAATCTAATTTAAATTGAGTTTCTGTGCTGTCATTATCGTTTGATTCTTCTTCTTCTTCTTCATCTAAAATCATTTTTACATTCTCAAACTCGGTCATTTATATATTAGGATATTTTATTCTTCAATTTTTAGCAAATTAAAATTTTTTCTTAACGAGCCTGTAGTAGTATCAATTGATAGATGATTATAAGGGGCATCAAACACATAATCTAACAACTCTTGTGTTTTGTTTTCATTTAAACCTAATAACTCCTTCCTTACGCTTTCTAGTTCAACTTTATTTTTTGGTTTAAATAAAATAACATTTGTAATTTGTTTTCTTAATACAAGAGGCATCATATTATATGCTTGTAGCGTGAAAATAAAACTACATAAAATGTGCCGTGATTTGGTAAGTAATTTCTTTAAAACTCGTATTAATTCCTTATTTTTAATTTCGCTGGCGAAGTCATCTATAATACAACAAGAGTGTTCTAGTTCATAATCGTTTTCAATACATTCGTCTTTAATTGCTAATAATTCCTCTTCCATATTCATTAAATCATCTACTTCCAATTCATGAAATACTTTATCATGGTCTTTAAAAGGGTGATTGGTTACTGATTTAAAACTACCTTCAGGTGTAAATAAATATATGTGATTATATTTTTTTTTGTAAAAATGTGGATTACGAAACATAGATAATAAAAGACTGCTTTTACCAGTTCCAGGCGCTCCAATAATTGCTGTTATTGAACCATTCCTGTTTGGTAAATTAGCATCAATCCCATCTATAAAAACATTCATGAGTTCTTTTGTAGGGGTTGCTCGTGGTAAATCATTCTCAATTTCAGTGATTTTCATTATATATAATAAGAGATAATATTATATATAATATTTTTATAAATTTTCGTTGTTTAAGTCAATTTTATTTATTATTAAATTACTTTTATTCTTAACTCGTTGTTTAATTATATCTTTGTGTTTATAATAGTATCGTAATGACTTCTCACAATTACATTTTTTAATTATTTCAGGGGTTCTATATGCTCTGTTTGTATTTAATGTTGGACTTAATTTCTTTATCCAATATTCTTCTCTTTCATTTGCTTCTTGTAAATTTTTACAAGGGAACATTTCAATTATTTCAAGAAACCAAAATTTGCCTTTAATATGGTTATACAATTTTGAATTTAGATTATTTTTTAATAAATATTGATGGCGTTTAATTCTACCATATAAATTTGTTGTGTGACCTATATACATTTGATTATCACAGCATATTTTATAAATCAAATTTTTTGAAAAATCAGGCATTTATATTATATTTAGATAAAATTTTTTTCCATAAAATAATTAATTAAATTGTTGTTTTTTTCCTAAATTATTATATTTTGATATATTATAATGAGTGATTTAGAAGAAGAAGACACTGCTTTAACTAAACCAAGACAAAAAAAAATTAAACCTCCATTAGAAGAGCAAATTAAGGAAGCAGTTGAAAAACCAATTAAAGAAAAAAAACCAAGAACAGAAGCTCAAATTAAAGCATTTGAAAAGGCAAAAGAAATGAGAAATGCTAAATTACAAGAAAGAAAATTGGAAAAGGAAAATGAATTAAAAAAAAAAGAAGATGAAAAAAAAATTATTGATAAAGTTAAACAGAAAAAAGCACAAGTTCAATATGAAAGTGAAACTGAAGAATCTGAAACCGAAGAATCAGAAAGTGAATCAGATTATGAACCACTACCACCACCTCCAAAAAAAATAAAAAAAGAAAAGAAAAAATCAGTTCCCAAAAAGAAAAAAAAATCAGTTAAAGTTTATTTATCTTCTAGTAGTGAAAGTGAATCTGAAAGTGAAGAAGAGCAATATGTAGCACCTAAAAAAAATCAATCAAGGGTTAAAAGAACATCTAATATTGTTAATAATGTTGAACCTAATAGAGTTGATTATCGCAATTACTTTGTTTAAAAAATATAATATATTAATATATATATGACAAGGGATAAATCAATTAAGGGCAAAATTAAAAGAGCTGTTAAACGAGCAAAAAAAGCAAAAAGGAAAGCAAAAACATTAACTCGTAAAATAGGACAGCAACAATCACAACGAATAGTTTTAAATTTAGCAGACACAGGTAAAAGAGGGGGTTTAGGAGTTGGTCAAAACCCTTTTCCTACAATCGTTCAAAGGGATACTTCTTCTATTGATTCAGGTTTAAGTAATATTTTAAATGAACTACGACAACAAAGGGAAAAATCTTTAGAATTACAAAGAGTTATACCAAGACCAGCTATGTTTACACCTAGAAGAGTTCCTATGAGAGAAACAAATGAACCTATAAGTGTTGCTAAAATTAATGTAGCAGACCAAGAGGGGACTTTTCCAGTCAGTAATTTTCAAGGTTTTATACAAGGAGAGGTTATTGAAGAACCTTATGAATTACAAAGTGAAGATGATATGCGTGTACCTACTGATTTAACAAGTCAATTAAAACAAGATGAACCAGATGAAAGCGGAACTATTGAAATAACACCAAAACGATATGCTCCAAGAATAACTGATGAAATGGCTATGAATATGTCAGATTCTGAACTACAATTGCCTCAAAACAGAAAAAAACCAGCTGTAATTAGAGAACGAAATAGAAGAGAAATACAACGACAGACTACACTTGCTGAATTAAGAGGAGCAGAAAAAGCATTTAAAAGAACAGCTTATGGTAGTGCTGAAGGGATTTAATTTAAAAAATATAATATATTTCTAATATATAATGGATAATATCCAAAATCCACAGGTTGAAGTTAAACCTTTACCGCCTAAAACAGATATTAATGGGAAACCAATTAAATTAAAAAACTACAAAGATTTAAGAATACTCCATAAATTAGGGCAACAAAAAGAGCTATTTATTAATCATTTAAAACTTATTTTAAAACAATACAATCCTAATGATAACCAACTAGATTATGCTCTTCTTATTGAAGTATTAAATATTGCTGAAGAATTCTTTTACATAGGGAGTAAAGAACAAAGAGATCTCGCAAAGCAAGAAGCAGTTAAAGAAATTATGTTGCCTTATTTTTTATGTAATGAAATGGTTTTAGATAAATCAATAGCGAATGTTTATCATAAGGTTAAAAAATCAAATTGTGTTAAAAGAGGTTATAAACGATTGTCACATTTTTTTAAAAAAAAGAATTAAAATTTATACAGATATTGAGTGATTTATTGCTTTCATTAATTAGTGATTTACTATTCAAGTTAATTTTTAAAAAATTAATAATAATTGCTCCTTTGTTGGTAATACTTTAATTAATATATTTTTATATTGTATAATGTTAGAAATATATAAAGACGGATTTGTTTTTAGAAAATCAAGACGAGAAAACAAAAAATATGATGTGTTTAAAAATGATGACTACATAACATCGTTTGGAGGGATAAAA